ATCCCCAGCGCCAAAGGCTTCGTCGGTAGTCGTCATGACGGTGCTACCCTCTCCGATTGCGATGATCTAACAACTTCGCCTCGTCCACAAGGGATTGGAGGCCAGCCCTTAGTTCATCCAGCGCCCACACCATGTGGCGCGCTTCCCTTACTTCTTCGTCAGTGGCGTCACGGCCAGAAAACTGGTCGGTCCACTTCTCGCGGAGGCTGGCGACGACCTCGCCCAAAACCTCGTCATCCATCAGTTGCTGCGCGCGCGAGGCGCGCTGCTTCACGTCCATCGACATCAGTAGCCGCCGCCGACGATTGCGCCGTTAGGGCCGCGCGGAGCGTTCTGCTCCGCCTTGATCAGCGCCTCGCCAGCTTTGATGCCGTATTTTGCGAACAGCTCGGTGTTCGACAACGCCAAGTCCTGCGCCATCTTATCACGCTGCAAGTCTTGGTTGGACTGCATCTCAATCATGCGGAGCTGGTGATCTGCTTGCGCCTTCTGCATGTCGAGCTGGGCGCGCTGCTGATCGGACTGCATCTTGACCTGAGCCTTCATCTGCTCGGCCTGCAGGAACGCCTGCGCCTGCGGGTCAGGCTGCGGCTGCTGGTTCTGCGCTGCCGCTGCCTGCTGCTGTGCAAGCTGCTGCTCGATCTGCGGGTTCATGGGCTGGAGATAGCGCTCGCTGTTGCGGAGGCCGGAGGCCGCCAGCAAATCTGCCAGCGTGTTCCGGTATTGCGTCAGCGTCACCAGCGGGTTCTGCATGCCAAGCGTCTGCAGGAGCGTCTCCTGCTTCGCCATGATCATCTGCAGCGCCATCATTTTCTCTTCCTCGCGGCCAGTGCCGAGGCCGACGTTGACGGCGATATTCATATTGGCATCCCAGACGCGCGCATCGACCGGATAGTAGGTGCCGTTGACGCGCATCATCTCTGCCTTGTCGCAGTGCTTGATGTAGAGCCGCAGCAGCTTGCCGAAGAGCTTCGATACGCCGCCCTCTGCGAGATTGCGTGCGATCACCTCAACCTGCCCAGCGGCAGCCTGAATAGTGGCGGTGACGGCTGCCTTGGTCGTGGATTGGAGGGCATCCGGATCAAGGCCGGAGGAAGCGCGCGTCACCCCCGTCTTTTCTTCAACCATGTTGTCGATGTATTGCAGCGCGGTCAGCGTCTGCCCAGCAACAAACGGCGTCGTCAATTCTCTGATCATGCCGGGCGCGTCTACGCGCACAACGCGACCGATTTCGTTGTTCAAAAGATCGTCCATCAACACGCGGCCACGGACAACTTCGACGCCTGGATTGTTCACCATGGCGACGTTGTCGAGGATGCCGCGAAGAACCGACGTTGCCGCATCCTGATCTTCCTTCAGGACGTCATACATAGAGCGCCCCCAAAAGGAATGCGGCACAGGGTCGATTTGGAAGTCAACGAACGGGCTTTCATCCACCGCGTCGTAGCTCAGGAGCTTGTATGCCGATCCGCCGAGGATGATCCGATGCAGCGCCGGACGGCCAGTGCCGTCCACGTCGATCTTCATGTAGGCCTCGGTGACAGTCACCAGCTTCATCGACGGGTCAGCCGAGTTTTCGATTTCGTCGTCGTCCGTCGAATAGTTGCGGCGAGTGTAATCCTCATTGTCCGCAGCCGAATTGTCGCCGTCGGTGCCGAGATCGGCGACCATGTCAAAGTCAAAACCCATCGCCACAAGATCGCCGACACGCATGTCGGTGCTGTGGCCGTGAACGTATGCGTCATCAATCGAGCGCGCGTTGCGGTCGATAAACCACTCTTCCGGCGGCACAGGATCAATTCGATATTGGCCGCTGCGGGTGACGCGGGCGACCTTAACGTCGTGCGTCGATTGCTGCATCTGCTGCATGCCGTCAGGGCCGATCATGGCTTCACCGATCAGCTCCTGCGTATGTTCCAGCACCTCGACATCAGGATCAGACACGACAGCCGTGAATTGGTCGTCATCTAGGCCGCTGAACGTATAGATGTCCACCTTCTCCTCCTCGGAGCGGTAAACCTTCACAAAGCCGACCTTCTTAACCATGGCATCTTCGGTCACGTCACGCAGGACGTTGAAGAAGCCGAGGCCTTCGACCTTCTGGGAGACGTAGCGCGTCGCCTGCTCGGCCATCATCACGTCCTCGGGTCCAGACGGAACAAACTCGACGGGAGCGGCGGAAGACATGAAAATCCGCATCAGCGACGGCTTCACGCGGCGGACAGTGTCGCGCAGCTTCGTGGAAACAACGCGCGAGCGCCCCTCTTCGCTGCCGATCTCAACCTTGCCGTCGAAATATTCCTGCGCCTTCGTGCGCTCAGGAGCGATCTCGCTCTCAATGAAGTCACGCGCGTCGGAAACGGCCTGAGAAACGATGCTCTCGATCTCGTCGTCGGTCAATGGTTTCAGTTCAG